TCTTATTCATATTTTTGAAGATGAGTGGTTAAATAAGGAATATATTGTCAAGAGTAGATTAAAGAATATTTTAGGTTTAACTAATGATAAAATTTATGCTAGGCAATGTAATATAAAATATATCACAAAAAGTGATAAGGATATTTTTTTAAATAAAACCCATTTACAGGGTAGTGTTAAAAGTAGTGTTAATTTAGGGCTTTATTATAATGATGAATTGGTTTCAGTTATGACATTTAATAAACCAAGACTAGGTATAGGTGCTAAGTTCGATGGTTATGAATTAAGTAGGTTTGCTAATAAACTGGATACTAATGTTATTGGTGGGGCATCTAGGCTCTTAAAACACTTTATAAACGCTTATAATCCAAATGAAATAAGGAGTTATGCTGATAGAAGATGGAGTGATGGTGGTCTTTATAATACCCTTGGTTTTGATGAGGTTAAAACTAATAAACCAAATTATTGGTATATTGTAGGTAAAGCTAGAAAACATAGATTTAATTTTAGAAAAAGTAAATTAAGTGATGATGGATTTGATACGGAAAACTTAACTGAACATGAAATAATGCTTAATAGAAAAATTTATAGAATATATGATTGTGGAACAATTACATATAAAAAAACCCTATGAGAAATCATAGGGTTTTTTTATAGGGTTTTTTTACTATTATATATCGTCAAAACTTGCACCAGTGTTTAAGATGTTAAACTCAACACATATGAACTCTAAGGCTCTAGTTGGTTTAAGGTAAATCTTACCACAAAGTTCATTTCTATCGATAGATTCAGGACTACTATCCAATACTACTCTAAAGTCCGTTAAACCTCTTTCAGCTCTAATGTTATCCAATATTGGGTTAACAAGAGATAAGAATTGATTTCTAACAATATCATCGTTTTGTTCGAATAATAATCTAATCGAAACGGCTGATATAAGTTTTCTAGCTTGTAATAATAATCTTCTAACATTTATTCTATTAAGTGCCGTATCTTTAACTTGTAATGTTTTATTACCCCAGATTTTAATACCTTCTGTTGCGAAAGTTGTAATCGGGTTAATTCTACCATCATAAAGTACGTCCCTATCGGTTTGAGTTAATTTCCTTCTAGCTTTAATTGCGCTAACATCACCTCTTTGTACACCAGCAACAGAGAACCATGGAAATGATATGTTGTCAGTTAAAGCGATGTTTCTTACAACATCTCTAGTAGGTGGCATATAAATGAAAACGTTATTTTCGCTATCATTTACTTGTACCCAAGGCCAGTAAGTTGCAGTATAACTACTATCAAATTGACCATCAAGGTTATTAACAACATCTTCTGGAGTTAATATTTCACCATTTGCGGTATCGGGAGTTGTTACAATATAAATTGAATCAGCTCTATTTTGTTCGACCATTTCAATAGTTTCCTCAACTAAGTTTGTGTTATCGAATGAGTCAATACCTGGAGTTGTTAACACGTTAATGTTTACGGCATCTGGGTTATTAAACGTCCATATACCTTCTAAGTAAGCGTAGTAATCCGAGTTTATACCTATATCACCATTACTTAAAGCGATATTTTTGAAAGCTGGGTTTGAACCACTAGCTCCAGCAATACCTTTTGCACCGTTAACAACATAAGAATCTAAATTAGTTCTTCTTGTTCTATATGTATCCCACCCATCAAAACCACCGTAAGGTGCGAATGTGAATTTACGTGCAAAAATCTTTTCGTAAGGTCCGTTTTGAACATCGGCCTCATTTCTGAATTCATCGTCACCCACTTCAAAACCGAATGTGGTAGTGTTAACACCGTTATTATCTACTGTAGCACCACTTGCATCAATATCCATGTGGAAACCTTTAGTGTAGTTAATATCGGCAACAGGGTCGTTTGCAGCACCTTTAAAGGTAAAGAAATCTTTATCAATCCCAACCGTATTAGATAATCCTAAATAGAATTTTCTTTTATTTTGGAAAGTACCATAAGTTTTATTATATTCAATAGTTGGTGAATTAACACTAGTATTTGAATTATCTTGGTAATCCCTAATTGGGAAACCTAAGAAACCAGCTGGAAATGCATCCGAAGTATTTGATTCCTCATTTAACTCCACAAGTATAAAATTAGATTTAGAGGCAAAATCACCATCTAATGTACCAACTTTTTTAGCTATGTAATTATTTGATGTTGGGTCCATAGTACATCTTGTGAATACTTCTAGTACCGCTGGTCTAGCATCTGTATCGGCATAACTTCTAACTTCGATATCGAACTCCCTAGTATTAAGGTTTATATTCTTAATTGAAATTTTAAATTGCTCATTAGCTGTATTACCATCTGATATGGTCCAAAGTCTGAATAATCTTAATAGACTTGTACCACGTAGTTCAGAAACAACCCATGGGGTTACCGCTGGTTGATATTGTTGTTTATAGTCATCGAATACTCTATTGTATTTAATTGTACCATCAATTTTAATACCCCTAACTTTATTACTGGTAACTAAATCCTCGAACATATTTTCGAATATTTCCTCAACGAATATAGCAGTTGTACCATCTTGTGTACTTTTACCTAATACCTTAGTAATATAATTTTTCTTAGTTCCGTCTAATGATAATGAATAATTAAATGGTCCACTTTTAGTTGAAGTACCGTTTAGGGTAAAGTTACCCTTGGCATCACTTGCAGCATCGATTACAGTTGTCCCGAAATCAACACCAGTTTGCCCAGTTACCTCAAAATTAAGGTTTTCGTTAGCATCATAAGTACCTCTACTTCTAAGTAAAGCCACCACTTTATTTTCAACATCCGCATAAGATTCAGCAGAAAATTCAGAAGTAAGACCAGTGGTTGAACCAGTGGTTGAACCACTCAAACCTGAACCAACGGTAACCACTTCTAAATTAAATTCAGAACCTTGAAAATCGGAACCGACTTTTTGATATACCGTAGATATGTTAGCTGTGTCGCCTGTACCAGCTTGTGCTAAAAATGATAATTCTTCATCTAATAATCCACCATCCCATAATTCTTGTATCCTTACATTATCCGATTGGACAACTAAAGTATTACCAGTGGTTACGGTATAATTTATATTAAATGGCAATGCTGAAGCTGTTTCTACAACAGTTCCTGGGTCTAGTGCGCCATCAAGAGCTATACCCCAAGATAAACCAGCATCATAACCAGAAAAACCAAGAATTCTAGTTACGAATAATTGATTGGCCTGAGATAGATATGATTTAGCTATATAAGGTAGTTCATATTTTGGGGCACCAGTATCTTTAATTTTTGTAGCATTTTGTCCACCAAAAAATGAGGTAAACTCATCATAGTTACTAACGAAAATTGGTTGAAACGCTGGACCTTGAGTTGTTTCTCCAACAACACCTAAGGTTGTTACACCAACTTGACGTGTAACAAAGGTTAAGTCTCTTTCTGATGTGAATACACCTGGACTCACAAATACTTTATCTGCCATTATTTACTTTTTTTTTAAAATTATTATTTTGTAATGTTTTATTATAAATATGTAAAATTAAACCAAAAGTTTTTATGATGTATGTAATACATCATATTTATTTTTTTTAGTGTGTTTTTTATCATACTTTTATCATACTTATAGATAAATGCCAATGAAACGTACAAAAAATATTAAAATAACGCCAACAACACATATTATATTAAAACAGTATTGTGAAGAAAATGGTTTAAAAATGTTTGCATTTGTTGAAAAAATAATAAAAGAAACATGTAAAAAACCACAAGACATTTATGGTGAATGATTAATCTTTATTTTTTTTTGTTATTAATTTCGGTGTCAATTTCGGTCATAACCAATGCCCTATTGATGGCTGGAATAACCTCAAAGTCATCTTCATCTAAAATATAACCCTCTAATTTTATTTCATATGGTTGTACATAAAATCTTCTATTTTCAAAATCATCAATATTACTTTCATCACCTATACTTTGTAATAGTAAAGGCATTGGGTGACCATTAATTCTAATATAATGTTGAATCGAATTAAATGTTTTTTGTATCTTAATGTTAAATTTATTTAAATCCCTCATTCTAGTACAAAAAATCCTAACATCATATGTAATATCAACAGATGTTGGTTGAGGTATCTTATAAACGTCTATACCCTCCCTACCACCTTCAAATGTCGGAACCTTCATATATGTATAAGTTCTCCTACCTGGAATGTTAAAAAGACCAGCCTGGTTATTACCCACCTGTGGATTTGGTTTTCTAACTATTGTAATAAAAGGCATCTTAATATTTTTATATTTATCCGAATGCTGCCATGTCTTACTAAACTCGGACCATCTTTGTAACGTTAAAAATATTACTGGCACTTTCTCACCTTCAACGGTTAGGGTCATATCCTTATCGATGAATTCAATAAATGACTTATCCATATCCTCATACATAACCCCTCTAGGTAAAAATGTATCTTTATCGGCTATATCATCCAATATTTCCTGTCTTCTCTCGAAACCGACCTTATCCTTGACTAACTTTATATTTTTTCTAAATCCTTTTGGAAGTGCACACATAATTAAAATCCTTTAAATTCATCGTTATCTATTGGCGCACAGACTACCGTTCTAAATGCACCCTTATACCCCATAATAGTATGTGTGTTATCATAATTTTTAATACCGTCATTTACAACACTAAAAAATCTTGTTTCAGTTTCGGTTACGGGATACCCTATATAATCACCATAATTTAAAGTAATATCCAATTCAGCTAATTGAGCCTCATATATTCCGAAAGTTAATTGACCATCTTGAAGATATCTTAAATGACCACTACTATATGTTTTATTTTCAGGTGGACCCATAATAGGAACGACCCTTAGTTCATTTGGTGGGAAAAATTTAATATCATCCCTTTTGGCCTCACCATATACATCATCGGATGCGGTCATTTGTCTATCGACCCTATATAGTATCAATACAAAATTACCGTCACCTTCAATTGCCTCCCTCCCAAAAGATATTTCTAAGTCAAAATCCTCTCGTGAAAAAAACTTATTAATACGGTTTATCGGGTTTATTTTAGGTGTTGCCATAGTTTTTTAGATAAATATTTGAAAAATAAGAATAACTCCCCTACTATTGATTTTTTATTATTAATTAAGTATATTTACTAATAATAAGTAGTTTTTAAAGATAAATAATTTGATTAATTTAGAAAATATAAGAGGGCGTTCAGCAATTTCGTTATTACAAAAATACGAAGGTAAAAACCCCTATATAAAAAGGTTTAAACATACCTACGAAACTTATAAAAAAATTAACCTAACAGAGGGTCAAATAAAATATATCGTGGATAACCATGATAGGGAACCCATGTTTATAAATAAGGTGGTTGAAATAACCGAGTGGTTAGGTAAGGAACTACAAACTCAGGAAAATTTGAAATTCGTACCCAAAAAAATACAGATTCTTTATATCTTGGCCGATGCTGAAAAAACTTATCACATATACGGTAAAGTAAAACAAAACCAAGAAAAGCCAAAGATGTATTTTATCCCAAAAACACAAGTATTGGAGGACCCATATTTTAACCAAATAGATGTTGATGTGGATTTTGATAAATATCAGAAGCTGGATACCTTCGAACTTAAGGACGGCACAATAGGTAGAACCCCATACCAACACCAAATAGATGGCGTTAAATTCCTTTTAACTAGAGATGGTTGCATATTAGCTGATATTATGGGGGCTGGTAAGAGTTATCAATCAATTATTGCGGCACTTGAGTCAGGTGCTAAAAAAATATTAATAGTTTGTCCATCTTCACTTAAAATAAATTGGGAAAGAGAAATCCATTATTTCCAATGTTTTGATACAACCATAGTTAGTGGTAGAAAGTGGTCCGAAGCTAAATTTACAATTATAAACTATGATATTTTAAAAAACTTTCACGCTTTACCTAGTAAAGATTTAAAAAAAGAACAAATATTGGATAGACATCAAAAGTTAATTTCAGCTAATTTTGATTTATGTATAATTGATGAAGCCCATAAGTTAAAAAATAAGGATAGTAATCGTGGTAAAATTATGTCTGAAGTTTGTGCAAAAATTCCAAAAGTTTGGTTATTAAGTGGAACTCCAGTCGCCAATAGGCCAATGGATTTTTATAATTTATTAAAGTTGATTAAATCTCCATTAACTAAAAACTGGAAATTTTTTGCCGAAAGATATTGTGAAGGTAGACAAATAACTACAACACTTAAAAATAAACAAAAGAAAAGAATATGGTTAACCAATGGGGCCTCTAACTTAGACGAATTAAATGCTAAATGTAGAAACACAATACTTAGACGTTTAAAGAGTGATATTGCTGATATGCCAGAAAAAAATGTAATCCCTATGGTTTATGAAATGTCTGACAACCAAATCAAAAATTATAAAAATTTATGGGAAGAATATCTTATAGAACGAATTGAAAAAAATAAAAAGGGTACCCCAGAAAAAGAATTAGTTGAATTGGGTTTACTTAGAAAATTCGTTGCAATGGAAATGATACCCGAAACTATTAAACTAGTTGAAGAAATTATTGAGTCTGGAGATAAAGTTATAATATTTACAAATTTCACTGATGAGATTAAAACTTTATATAATTATTTTGGTAAAAAATCAGTAATTCATTATGGTGAAATGTCTGATAATGATAAACAAATTTCGATTGATAAATTTCAAAAAGATAATAAAATAAAGGTGTTCATTGGTAATATAATATCAGCTGGGGTTGGTATAACCTTAACTGAATCCAATTATGTTATTTTTAATTCATTTAGTTGGGTTCCTGGAGATAATGAACAAGGGGAAGATAGGTGTATTTTTGGTGGTCAAAATATATTAACTAGTGAGGGTTATAAAAAGATAGAAGCAATTGAAGTTGGAGATTATGTTTATACTCATAAAGGTAATTTTAAGTTAGTAAATGATAAACATTCTCATTTAGAGCGTAAGAAATTACGTATTGATATTGACGCTTTTGGATGTAACCAATTATTATCAACAACTGATGACCATAAAATTTATATTTATGATGAAGAAGATAGTAATTTTAAATGGGTTAAATCTGGTGAAATTAATATCAAAACTCAAAAATTAACCTTCCCGATTAATGAATGTCCTAAAAAACCAAAAAAATATATTAAATTAGTCAATTATACGAATAGTAATTTTAAAAATCAATTTGATGTCACACAAAATAATGGACGTTTAAAAATTCTAAAAGAAAAAGTTTACCTATCAAATGATTTATTATACGCTTTTGGGTTTTATGTTGCTGACGGTTATTCTAGTGTTGATGGTGGTAAAGGTTATATAATTGGGGTTGGTCAAAAAATAGATAATAAAAAAATGTATGATGCCTCTGAATATATAATTAAAATATTTAAAGAATCATTTAATATTAATAAACATAGTTCTTACGTAGATAAAAATAATACGAAAACATGTACGATACATTCTAAAAATTTAGCTTTAAATTTTAAAAATTGGTTTGGTGATAATGTATATAGTAAACAATTTCCAGAATGGGTTGATGAATTAAATGAGGAACAATTAAGTAGTTTATTAGATGGTTATTATCATGGTGATGGTTATAGACGAAAAAACACACAACAAGCGGTTACAGCGTCTAAAAAATTAATCTCTCAATTAATCAGATATAACGCCAATTTAAATCTCCCAATAAGTTTTAGAGAAATAAATGAAACAGAATTTACAATAGAGTATACAGTAAATAATAATTTAAAAAATCGAATAACAAAAAGGGGTAATTTCATTACTTACCCAATTAAAAAGTTAATTAAGAGTCACCCAAAAAGGGGTTATGAAAGAGTTTATGATTTAACAGTTGAAGATGACCACTCATTTGTTGTTGGTAACTATGTGGTTCATAATTGCCATCGAATTGGTCAAATTAATAATGTTACAATATACTACCAATTATTCAAGGATACTATTTCGGTTAATATGTGGAATGTTTTAAATAATAAAAAATCTAATATTGATAAGATTGTGGGGGATGAAAATGTAACACCAGAATATATTAGTTATGAAATTATAAAACAAAATACAAGTAATGAGTAAAGTTAGATTATACGGTTTTAAAGAATGCCCTTACTGTGATGAGCTAAGGGCATTATATAGTGAGAATAGTGTTCAATATGATTATGTTGACATAAACCTTGAAAAATATAAAGACGAAGTTAAAAAAGTCATGGAATTAGGTAACACCGATGCGGTGCCAATCATATTGGTAAACAATAGCGTTATACTATCACCAGAGGTTAGTTTTGGTACAATTAAAGATGCTTACTTATTAACAATTAAATTCTTATCCCAATAAATTAAATATTACCTTTATTTTTAGTATTTATTAATAAAATACATTATGGCAGTAAGTACTGAAGATAAGGAAAGGATTTTTCAACAATTTCGTGTATCAATGGGTGCACCTATCCGTCAGATTGAATTAACGGATGAAATGTTGTGTGTTTTATTAGGTATAGCTATTGAAGATTACGCTCAATACGTACAAGAGTGGCTAGTTGAACACCAATGGCAATCACTATTAGGCAAAAATATAGATACGACCGACATGGCCTTTGCATTAAGTGTTAGGGATTTTGATTTCGTAACACAATACACATATGCATATTCAAAACAGGTCGGACTACAACAAAGAGGACCATGGGAACTTAAAAAAGATTATGTAACCATTGAATCTGGTAGACAAGTTTATCAGATACCAGCTGGTAGAGAAATAAATGAAGTTCTATGGGTTACACCTCCAACTACACAAATGGCGTTATTCGCAAACTATGCTGGTATAGATTACGGTTTCGGTGGTGGATTTGGACAAATAGGGTCTGGTTCTGGTTCTGGTGGGTATGGTGCTGGTGGTTCTGGTGGGTATTATTCCACCCCAGCCTATGACACGTTACTTATGGCAGCGGATATGAACCTAAAAAATAGGTTACTTAGAAGTGAATTGGTACATAAAATAACAGCTGGCCCAAATGGAACTAGATTATTACACCTTCTTAGTACTCCTGGCTCTAAATTATCTTTTAATGGTACAGCACCAGGTGGTAGTGGTGGAGCCGTAGGTGGCTCACTAAACCTTACTGGTTGTCAAGTGTGGTATCATTATTACGACACCACATCTGAAAATGTTGACGATTGTAGAAAAGATAATCCAGATATTATAAAATTACCTAATGAAGTTCCATTATCAAAATTAGATTATGCGGATTTCAATGAACCAACAAAAACATTGGTCAGAAGTTTATTTATTGCCGAGGCGAAAAGAACGCTGGGTAGGACTAGAGGTAAGTTCGGTGGTATAGTAGGTCCACCAGAAGCCGAAAGAACAATGGATTATGAATCCCTATTAGCGGAAGGTAATGATGAGAGAACAAATTTACTTGAACGACTTGATGCCAGACTTGAAAGGTTATCAAGTACTAAACAAATGGAAAGGGCAGCCGATGAAGCTGAAAACCTAAATAGACAATTAAAATATAGACCACTAGGTTTATATGTAAAATAAAAAAGACCCACTTAATTGTGGGTCTTTTGTTTATTAGAAATTCCATTCTTCATCATCTTCCAGTTCTTCGACTATATCTTCTTCCTCAATAGGTGTTTTTAATACTAAATTCTTATCCCCTACTTTTGAGTTTTTAATTTCTGTTAAAACTTTTTGTTTTATTTTTTCCAGTTCATAGGCATCTTCAAGTGTAATGGAACCAGTTTTATTATAATCCCAATCATCCATTACCCATTGATTATCCGAACCTTTTTCCCATTTATGATTAATAAGGTAATCTTCGATTTCCTTAATATATTCATTGTTAATAATTACGGCATCAACTTCAATATTCGATATTTCATTTGTTATTGAAGTTATATCCTCGACCGTACTACCACTATTTACAACCTCTTGGTAATCCAACCAAGATTGATATAGGTCAACATCACTATGTTCGATTGTGTTATAATAAATTCTTCTCTCCTCTGCTTCTTTTTTAAATTTAAATAAATCCTCAAAAGAACCTATAACGAAATTATTTTTATTTGAAACAATATCCAGTGAAGAATCTTCGTTTAGGTGTATACTTCCCAATAGTCTTAATTCCCCGTAAAGTTCACCATGTTCAACTATTTCATTTATTTCATGTATCTCTAAACGTTGTATAATTTCATGGAATAAATTTTTCTCATAACTAATTGAATCATTTATTTCTTGCTCAGACCTAATCTTCCAATCCAACTTAATATTATCCCATTCGTCCTGTTCCATATTATTTGGCAACTTATTAACCCTAGACCAAAACGCTATTTCTTTATCTTCCATTCTCATAAGGGCCTCATAAGTATCTTGGTCAGATTCATTAAATGGTTTTCCAGCTATTAACTTACATTGTTTTTCTGTAAATACACTTTTTTCCTTTAATTTAACAACCTTAGTCTTCCTATCTTTATATACATCTATTATAATATCATGTCTAATCTCTTCATCAAAACAAACTAAAAGTGGTTTAATTCTTTTATTGAATGCATCTAAATATTTAGCTACATTATATTCATCTGTAGTTAAATTAGGGTCATTTTCTAATTGGTCCTGTGGAATATGTTTACAGTTTAATTGTATCTCTACCTTACCAGTTTCCTTATCTGTTATTTTTTTAACATCCGAATGTGATTTTGCGGAACCAGTATTTACATAATAAATTACATCACCTAAATCCACATTAATTTCTTCATGTAGTATTAACTCCATGTGTGCCTGTCTAGCTTTAACCCTACCAGCCTTTGTCTTTTGTTTACAATAAACGTTCTTATAATTATCTGGGGTTATTTTAACCTTAGATTTACTAGCTATTTTAGCTACTGGAATTTTGTAATTGAATATGTTATCAACGGTTTTATAATAATGGTCTATAAAATCATAACCATTTCCATCCAATAACATTCTAATTCCCTTATCAAGAAATTCCTCTATATAAACTGGCATTGCCTTGGATTTAATACTATTTCCGACTAATTTAATTTTACTACCTATATCATTTGCATAATTCTTTCTTGCAAAGTTTATAGTTGAATTACATATATCATCAACATCTAGACCCATACGCCCTATCATATACGTTTCATTAAATTCGGCTAGGACCGCCTCTAAGCCACTTAATTCCGTTCCAGCTTCATACATATTGGTTTTCCAATGAGTACCATTACAAACGTACCTAATGTCATCTACATTGTCTGGTATAGCAAAGTTGGCCCCATCCGTATCCATTACCAAAGCTCTAAAACCGTATTTCTCGGTAAAGAATTTAACCATTAACCTTAAATACTGTCTACCACGACATGTTGTTTCT